GCAAGAATAAGCTAGAAGAAGCCTTCGGCAAATACATTGAAGAAAAAGCATGAGTAGGCAAGACCAAATTCGTGCAGCAATGGATAAGCACGATAAGCCAATACCTAAGACTACAACGGGTAAAGGTAAGAATTACTTGCCAACAGAGCAAGGGGCTGGGATGACCGCCAAAGGTCGTGAAGCCTACAATCGCAAGAACAACGCCAATTTAAAAGCCCCCGCCCCAAATCCTAAGACTGATGCCGATAAGGGTAGAAAAGCTAGTTTTTGTGCAAGAATGGGTGGGGTAGTAGCAAAGAGCAAAAACGCTGAACGAGCAAAAGCAAGCATGAGGAGATGGAACTGTGGCTAAACAAGGACTATACGCAAACATCCACGCCAAGCGTGAGCGAATCAAAGCTGGTTCAGGCGAAAAGATGAACAAGGTTGGTAGCAAAGATGCCCCTACTAAGCAAGACTTTATTGAGTCGGCTAAGACTGCAAAACCGCCCAAAAAGACTAGAAAACAAATGCTTACCGATAAGATGAAGGATATGTAATGGTCAACCAAAAGTTAGCCGCCATGCTTAGACTCTTTGACCCGCATGGGGCTGATTACGACTATACAACCGCTATGGCTGCTGGTATGCAACCACAGAAAGAAGGCGGTGAGAATAAAGGACATTGGGGGTCAGTAGCCCCGACACCTATGCAATACCGCATGGATTATGGATTGCCCGAAAACTCTTACATGATGCTAAAAGGTGCGGCACACCCTACATTTCAGATGGGAGTACAGGGCGAACAAGACAGGGGCTACCAAGTAATGAAGTTTGGTGACCGCTATTTTTCTGTACCACCCAACTTCCCAAACAAATAAAGGATATGTAATGCCAAAAATAGCCAATTTCATAAGAAAACCTATAGATAGTGAATTAGAATATTTTAAATCTAATCCAACTGTATCGGGCATGGCGGCTGATGATGACAAAATTATTCTTAATCCTTATTCAAAACTATCAAAAAAAGAACAAGATGCCGTTGCTTTAAATGAATATGGTCGAATTGTCATGCGTACAAATCCACAATTTGCACCTAATTTTATACTTAGCGATGAGCAAATCAAGTTTTTGGGTAGCAACACATACAAAGATGCTCCTGAACAAGATAGATTGGCAACAATAGCTTCAAGGTTGCTTAGTGGTGACCCATCTGCAGGTACTCCAACCATTGACCAGTTAAAATTTGTTAATAAACTTAAAGATTATATTAATAAGGATATGCAATGAAAACTAAAGAACCAAAGAAGCTAGACTTCTCAATGAAGGGTGGTAAGCCCAGTAAGTTAGTAGGCAACGAAGAAAAACGCATGAAGCGTAAAGCTGCTTTACTGACACACTTTAATAAGTTCCAAAAGGACATGGCATAAGCATTGTTTGTAGTGTAGAATTAACCTAACTTAATCAATCACTTGGATAAGTATGGATGATAAAAAATCAAAATCTATCAAAGGCGGTAAGCGTGAAGGGGCTGGAAGGCCTACAGGAGCGTCTAATAAGGTCACCATTGAGGTGAAACAAGCCATTGCAGCCTTTACCTCTGCCAACGCAGATAAGCTTGATTTATGGCTAAATGAGATAGACGACCCCGCCAAGCGGTTAGACCTTTATTTCAAAGCCCTTGAATACACAATGCCTAAACTTGCCCGTACTGAAGTGGCAGGCGACCAAAAACAACCTATTAAGCACACAGTTACATGGAAAATGCCATCTGCTCTGACGAGCTAGAGCATGAAATAGATTACTGGCCACGCAAGGTATTTTGGGATTTCCACACTAGACAACAGCGTTGGGCTGTGATTGTTGCTCATAGACGCTGTGGTAAGACTGTGGCGTGTATTAACGACTTATTGCTACGAGCCATTAACGAAGGTAAAGATAACGCTAGGTACGCTTATATAGCCCCGTACTACGCACAGGCTAAGTCTATTGCTTGGGATTACTTAATGCGGTATTCCGAGCCTGTACGGGTCAACCATAACATCTCAGAACTATGGGTAGAGCTTATGAATGGCTCACGCATAAGGCTATTTGGTGGCGATTCGCCTGACAGCTTGCGTGGAAACTACCTCGATGGCGTAATTATTGACGAAATGGCCGACACAAAGCCTAGTTTATGGGGTGAAGTTATACGCCCATTGCTATCTGATAGGCGGGGTTGGGCGGTGTTTATTGGTACTCCTAAAGGTCACAATACCTTTTACGACATATACCAATACGCCACCATTAATAAGAATGAATGGTATAGCTCTGTATTACGGGCTAGTCAGACCCAATTAATCCTACAGGCTGAATTAGACGATGCCCTAAAGTCTATGAGCGTTGACCAGTACCAACAAGAGTTTGAATGTAGCTTTGAAGCTGCCATCATTGGGGCTATATACGGCACAGAGATGCGACTATTGACCGATGCAGGGCGTATTGACAAAGTTGAGTGCGATACCTTATTCCCTGTGCATACGGCTTGGGACTTGGGCTTTAACGATGCTACGGCTATTTGGTGGTTTCAAGTGGTGCATGGAGAGATACGAGTATTGGACTACCATGAAGCACATGGGCAACCGATTGTGTATTACGCCAACCAAATTAAAGAACGACCATACGAATATGGCACACATTGGCTACCGCATGATGCACGAGCTAAAACTTTAGCAAGCGGTGGTAAGTCAATAATTGAACAATTAATAGATAAATTGCCCCTAAAAAGCGGAAATTTGTTTAAAATCGTACCTAATCTGTCATTACAAGACGGCATACAAGCTACAAGAATGGCGTTAAGTCGCACTTGGTTTGATGCCATGAAGTGTTCAGAAGGCATTGAATGTTTGCGTCAGTACCAACGGGAATACGATGAAGATAAGAAAGTATTTAGAGATAAGCCTAGACATGATTGGACTAGTCATGGAGCGGATGCTTTTAGGATGCTTTCTGTGGCTTGGCGAGATGAAGCAGAAATTGCGAAGCAAAACGCACCGATTCGTGGCATCGTTGTTGGACAGAATGAGGTTACGCTAGAGGAAATGTGGAAATCTACGCCACGAATTACTAATCAAAGGTATTAACTATGAACGATACGCTAAACAAGACTTACGAAGATTGGTACAACACCATCGCCCAGTACGACAAGTCTTTTAGGGAATGGGAAGCAAGAGTACCAAGAATCATTAAGCGTTATCGTGATGACAGCCGTACCCGTAATAACCCCAATGCTCGCTTTAATATCCTTTGGTCTAATGTTCAGGTTATCAAGCCTGCCATCTTTGCTAGACTGCCACGCCCCGATGTAAGCCGAAGATTTAGAGATAACGACCCGATTGGGCGTGTAGCTTCTATGATGCTAGAACGGGCTTTAGAGTACGAAGTCGAGCATTACCATGACTATCGCTCCGCTATGGATAATGCGGTTCTTGACCGCTTATTAGGTGGTAGAGGTACGGCATGGGTTCGTTATGAGCCACATATTGTTGCAGAGCAAAACGATTTAAATACAGGTCTAGCTGGTCAAGATGTAGGTAACGGAGTACAAATTACAGAGGATGCCGATGAAGCAGAAACGCAAAACGCTGAACTGGTGGAGTCGCAGGAACGCATTGAATATGAGTGTGCCCCTGTTGATTATGTCCATTGGCGTGATTTTGGCCATACTGTTGCACGGACTTGGGAAGAAGTAACAGCCGTATGGCGTAAAGTCTATATGAGCCGACAAGCTCTGATTGACCGCTTTGGCGAAGAAGTTGGCGGTAAGATTCCGCTAGATACCAAGCCTGAGTCAGACAAATGGGCTACCAAACAAATGACTGCCGAGCATTTCCAAGCCTGTATCTATGAGATTTGGGATAAAGAACAAGGCAAAGTCTTTTGGGTTAGCAAGTCGATGGGTGAGATTCTTGATGAAAAGGATGACCCACTACAGTTAGAGGGATTCTTCCCTTGCCCTAAACCAATGTACGCCACATTGACTACAGACAGCTTAGAGCCTGTACCTGACTTTGTACTATACCAAGACCAAGCCAAGCAATTAGACACGCTTGCAGACCGCATAGATGGCTTTATTAACGCCTTGAAAGTACGGGGTGTCTATGACGCATCCGAACCAAGCCTTGCAAGACTATTCTCTGAGGGCGAGAACAATACCCTGATACCAGTTAAGAACTGGGCTGCTTTTGCTGAGAAACAAGGCATGAAAGGGGCTATTGACCTAGTAGATATAACCCCAATCGCTCAAGGCTTGACGATGGCTTATCAGGCTATGGAGCAAGTCAAGGGTCAGATTTACGAGATTATGGGTATTGCCGACATTCAACGGGGACAGACAGACCCCAATGAAACGCTTGGGGCACAGATTATTAAGTCTAATAACGCTGCAGGCAGACTCAAGAATATGCAACACGCAGTCGTTGACTTTGCTACCGAGCTTCTAAGTATCAAGGCTCAGATTATCTGCAAGCACTTTACTGACGATACGATTGTCAAGATTAGTGGTGCAATGCAACTAAGCCCACAAGACCAACAGTTAGTACCGCAAGCCTTACAGCTATTGAAAGACGAACCCGCTAAGAACTTCCGTATTGAAGTAACTAGCGATTCAATGATTTATCAGGATGAGCAACAAGAAAAAGCCGACAGAATCGAATTCTTGGGTGCGTTATCTCAGTTTATGAACCAAGCATTGCCAGTAGCCACCCAAGCCCCTGAATTAACCCCATTACTGATGGAGATGCTCAAGTTTGGGGTGACTGCGTTTAAGGCTGGTAAAGGTATGGAAGGGCTTATTGATGAAACTGCCGACCAATTTAGAAATAAAGCTAAAGCGATGGAAGGCCAACCCAAGCCACCCCCACCTGAAGTGCAAAAGATTCAGGCTCAGACTCAGGCTAAGATGCAAGAAATGCAGATGTCGGTACAGTTGGAACAGCAAAAGATGGCTGCTCAAATTGAATTTGAAAAGGCTAAACAGGAATATCAGGCACAAGAGAATCAACTTAAGTTCCAACTTGAAGAACAGCGTAATGCTCAAGACCGAGAGATGGAGATGAAGTTAGCTCAGATGAAGATGATGACTGAGCGTAATACCCAACTCTTGCTTGCTTATATTAATAACGGGGCTAAGATTGAAACGGCTCGTATCTCCGCAGGTGTAGATAGTGGCGAGGGAATCGCTGAAGAATACACAATGGATGAGGATATGCTACGGGCACAAGAACACCCCCTAGCCCCCATAGCCAACGCTATTGCACAAGGTAATCAAGACATGACGGCAACTTTAGGTGCTTTAATTGATAGACTAAATCAACCAAAACAAGTAGTACGAGATGAGAATGGCAAAATTGTAGGGGTTCAATAATGGCTATTACAGTCAAACATAGCAAAGTCAGCACAATCCCTGACGAAGCAGATACAAGTCTTGTACGCCCTAGCGATTGGAACGCTGACCATACCCTAACAGGTACGATAGATATAGCCAATGGTGGTACAGGGCAAACTACAGCTAATGCTGCGTTCAATGCTTTAGTCCCATCTCAGACAGGCAATACAGGCAAATACTTAACGACTAACGGAACAGATACTTCATGGGCTACAAACCCATTGGGAACAGTTACTAGCGTAAATTTAACCGCTAGTACAGGAATAAGCGTATCAGGTGGCCCAATTACCACTTCAGGCTCGATTACTGTTACAAACACCGCCCCCGACCAAACAGTTGTATTGAACTCAGGTACAGGAATTAGCACTAGCGGTACATATCCTAACTTTACAGTTACTAATACCGCACCTGACCAAACAGTTAGTATTGCAAGCGGAACTGGTATATCGGCAACAGGTACATATCCTGCTTTTACTGTAACCAATACAGGCGTAAATTCTGCGGTAGCTGGCACAG